AAAGGTGCCATAGCTCAGTTGGTAGAGCAAAGGACTGAAAATCCTTGTGTCCCCGGTTCGATTCCTGGTGGCACCACTTCTTAAGCAATCGGAATGTAGCGCAGTTGGTAGCGCACTACGTTCGGGACGTAGGGGTCGGGCGTTCGAGTCGCCTCATTCCGACAAAAATAGGGATAACTTACTGATTACCAGAGAGTTATCCCTATTTTTTCAATAACAGCCGGGACGAAATCGGGACGGCGGGTATGAACGGATTTGTTCTCGCAAGGCAGCGAAAACAAATAAAAAAAAATGTCTTCACTTAAGGAAATTCAAGGTTTCACTCCTCCGGTTCTACATGCCGGAAAAGACTGGTACATTGACTTCTATGCATTCGATCCGGTAAAAGGAGAAATGCGCCGAAAAAAAATCAAACTTAACTTCATCAAAAAAGCAAACGAGCGTCGCAAGTACGCTAAAGACTACATGATCAGGCTTTCCAATAAACTTTCGCTCGGATGGAATCCCTGGATTGAGCAGGAACAGGGGAACGCATATTTGTTATTCAAAGATGTCATTGACAAATATCGCACATATATCTACAAAATGCTTCAGGATGGCCGATATCGCCCGGAGACATTAAAATCCTATTCTTCATATTTGCATAACATGGAACTCTACAACAAAAGCAGAGACATTCCAATCACCTATATATATCAGTTCAACAAGGATTTCTGCGTCATGCTCCTTGAAGAAGTGTATATAACCAGGGACAACACCGCTTTTACTCGAGACAATTATTTAGGCTTCTTAAAGTCATTCTCATCTTATTGCCTGGAGAGAAGTTACCTCACCCAAAACCCCACAGAGGGAATTCGTGGAATTGGGCGCAAAGGAAAAAAGAAAATCCGGACGCAATTAAAGAAAGAAGAACTGGTAAAGTTGACAGAATACCTCAAGGAAAAAAACCAGTATTTCCTCTTGGCCAGTTACATATTATACTACTGTTTTATCCGACCGGCCGAAATGAGCAAACTGACGCTTTCAAACATCAGCCTGAGCCGGCAAACGATATTTGTTCCGGACACGATTTCAAAGAACAAAAAAGACGGCACCATTACTCTTCCTGCAAAAGTAATTCACCTAATGCTAGACCTTAATATATTCAATAGGCCAGGGCATTATTTTATATTTTCGGATGGCTTCAGGCCAGGACCCAAACAAAGGTCTGAAAAGATGTTCCGGGACTGGTGGGCTCACCATGTACGATTAGACCTGAAGTTCCCGGCTCAATATAAATTCTATTCACTCAAAGACACCGGCATCACCAATATGCTACGACATTATGATACCTTGAGTGTACGGGATCAGGCACGGCATAGCAGCATACTTATGACTGATATCTATACCCCACACGACATTCAAGAGGCAAATTCCCTTATAAAGAATTACGAAGACGCCTTTTAGAAAAGTCGCTCCGGTTCATGTCCGGAGCGACTTTTTTTTCTTCACAGACGCATAAATTTCAAACCTACAGTCCTACAGTCCTACAGAATCAATCGACTATCGAATAAATTGAAAGGTCAGGCTGGGCAACACCCAACGGTGCATCCTCTCCATACATAGTCAGACAAACAGCATACCGCCTAATACTTCGTTCGATGATCTGTAGCGTTGGTTTCTCCGGATACTGAGAACTTGCAAAACTTACCAGTTCAATACCATTTTCATCCTTTCCATACGGACGAAAGTCATAACGCACAATCCATTGACCGTCGGATAATTGCTCAATCGGCTTCGCAGAGCAGCGGGGTAAAATATTTTTTTGCATTGCCTTTTTTTATTTGTTTATAGATTATTTTACGAGGTTTATATTCATTCTTTAGAACGAATTTATCAAAATGGCCTTCTATATAAACATACGTCCACCATTCATACGCAATCAACTTAGAAACCTTGCGACGCAAATTATAACTTTGAAAATGTCGCATCAACCCAAAATAGCTGTTCATGGTTGCAATAAACTTCTCTGCAAACTGCTCCGCAAAGCCATCTTCGGCTATTTTATTATATCGATGAATAGCATTATATAAATTCCCAACCGTCCGGTTTGATATATACGTCCTGCCAGGCTTTACAACTGCACCAACCCATTGTACTCCTTTCGAATAATGTTGGATATATATTTTCTTAGGATGCATTGTGATACGAAGTTGCTCGTGCAGCCATGTACGCATTTTCGGTATCAGCTTTCTAGCAAATTCTAAAGTTGGAACAACGAAAAAGCAATCATCTACAAAACGGATGTAATCTTTAATTCCAAGCACGACAATGATATAATAATCAAATACAGAAGCATAAAAGTTTGCATTAATCTGCGTAGTATGATTACCAAGAGGCCCACCCTTATCAGGATCACTATTAAAAAGGCTCTTATCTGCAGGAATGTTATCCCACATAGACAAAGGCGACTTCCTTACACAATGATCTTGCGGGCAATCAAAAATAACCATCCTCAGCAAATAGAGCAGGCATTCGATGTCATCTCCAGTATAATTCTCCCGAATATACATATCGCTCATTTCCCATAAAATGGACTTACTCATGTTCATGAAGAATCCCTTAAAATCAATCTTCACAAGATAACAATCCTTCGTATAGTTGCAGGAAACAGTTCGAACCATATTTTCCGCAGCTCTCACTGCAGATAAGCTACCTTCCCCTTTACGGCAGTTTTTTGACGCATTTCCAAGTTCGACAAACCGCTTTTCATAAACAGGTTCAAGTCGCAAACTTATCCAATGATGCACTATTCTATCGGAATAATCTGCAGCAAAGACTTCCCTGTAAACAGGGTGAGAGACTACAAAACAGGAAAAAAGGGAAGGTTGCCATACGCCGAACCGGATATCATCCCAAAGCTTAACCAATATAACCGAAGACGTGCAACTAAATCTCAGATAATCTTTATTGCTTCTTTTGTTTTTTTCGCATTCCAATGAAGCTTCGTAAATTGAAAAAAAAGGGATGTCATAGACCACCGATTCTGTTGCTGAAACGGCCCGCACAGGATAAGAGGCATTCTTACCATTAGTGTTGACGTTGCCGTTGTTGAAGTTCACGATCCAAGACGACCCGGACGCTGCAGTCACTTTCTTAGCCTTATCCGATTCATCATCGGCAAACTGCCCAATAGAATTTAATGATTGCTCTCCCATCTTCACCGTGACAAAGATGGCTCTGGCTTTGAGTAAGAACTATTACGCCATCCTGTCGCTTGCTTACCAATACTCCCGGATAACAGGGCAAATTCAGCAGCTTGAGTATTAGTAATAATCTTCCTTTCTTTACATACCCTTATTAATAAACCTAACGTATCAAACTTAATTGCAAATTGTTGTAGTATCTTATATCTGTTCTGTCTATCAGAGTTTGCACTTTGAATAAGCTCACAACACTCAAGCGCAACATTCGTCAACCGTGTTCCAAGATCATATTTATACCCTTTGGGGAATTCATCACGTACATCATAAAGTTTCATCAATAATTCGAACATGTCTTTATAGACCTTTAACTCTTGAGCTAATGCCATTGCTAAATTGTGTTTAAAATGCTATCTCAAAATCAAGGTCACAAAGTTAATTATTTCAAAATCATTAACAATGTTTTTGCAATAATTTTCACCAAAAAAAAGCCCCTACCGGGGCTCTTTTCAGCATAACTCTTTAAGAGATAAAGAGTTAAAGGGATAAAGGGCTAGAGATTGCTGAAACGGCCCGCACAGGATAAGAGGCATACTTACCATTAGTGTTGACGCCGCCGTTGCCGAAGCCCACGATCCAAGACGACCCGGAATCCCATTCGGTGGACGTCCAATGCCAATCATTGCTAAAATTATTAACACTTCCAAAAACAGAAGTTATTAAGTTGTTGATTTCCAGTTTGTATTTAGCGCACATAAACATTTCACCAAATGCTCCAAGATGCCACTCTGTTATATCATCAACCCCGTCAGACTCAATCGTACAAGCCTTATAAGAAGAAGCAATCTCAGCAGCAGGAGCACCCAAAATCCCCTGAGTATCCGTAGTACCCGAAAGAGCTTCGAGGATTATCGCCGTGTTAGCCTTTCCTGAAAAATCATCATATAATCCTTGATTTCCTATACCATAATTTTTCAATCCTTTAAGATCCGTTCCATACCCGCCCCACTTATGAACTCGAGACCCCGACTTGTCAAGACAGTAGCTTTTAGCAATAAGGAATTGTCTTGCTTCTGCCCGAATCCGAAGGCCAATCCGGACATATTTCGAACGGTTGTTAGCGGACAGCGTGTTCCATTCTTCCGAAGTAAAAAAGGCATGCTTCTTCTCTTGAATATTAATCGTTGCAATAGAAAGATCCAAAAGGCCTCCCGCCCAACGGATATAGTCGGCTATCTTACTAGCCGGCGTATCGACTGTCACTCCCTCAAACCCCAAGTCTGTCAACGCTGCGACCAGTTTTTCTTTATTCATACGCAGCAGCAATGCGTTTTTATCTTTTACGTCCATTTTATAAAATTATTCATTAGAAAAAGCTCTTACACGATAATCAACAGTCGCCTTGGAAATAGTATTCACACGTCCTGTACTCAATTCCACCGCCCAGGCGGTATTATTATCCCAAATCGTAGACGCACAATAATATTTATCCTTTAATACAGAATCCCCGCTCCACATATAGCGCATCATTTCATCTATCGGATCACGATATAGATAGGTTAATATTAGGTGTCCTGTACTAGCAAGAAACCACTTGGTTGTATCTTCCAGTCCATCTTCTTCCAAGGTGAACGCCTTATAAGACGCAGCAGCTTCAGCGGCAGGGGCTCCAGTCACACCGTTATTTATTGAACCCCGAAGGGCTTCAATAATAGTTTGCGTATCCTCCTCGCCATTAAAATAGCTATACATCTTCCCTAACCCTTTTTGCGTAATTCCTTCAATGTTTTTGCCATAACCACCCCAACAGAATAAAGTTGTGAAATTTGCAGCAACGCAGTCCTGAGCGGCAATCACAAATGACTGGCAATGAGCACGCACCCGGACACCTCGTTTAATAAACAATAACTTGTTTGCCGTAGTCAAGGAATCCCATTCTTCTCGAGTAAAAAAATACCGGCTATTATCAGATATCTTGTTGCAAGCGAGATTAACATCCAAAAGCCCAGTCGCCCATCGGATTCGCCGGGCAAAATCACTTGCCCTGGATTCTTCAGTCATATCGGTAAAGCCTATCTCATTGAAAGCCTTCACTTGATCCTGCTTATTTAAACGCAGCAGGGTTGCGCTTTGCTGATTTGTACTCATAATCATTATTTATTTACTAAGTCATTTATATCCATATTTTCCTCGGCATATCGCTCCAAATACTCTTCATATGTTTCCCCATTGTAGAAGAAAAGAATCTCCTCAATGTTATCCAAGGTTACTTCATCGTAGTAAGGCTCTCCACCGTAAGACTCCGCATTAAACTGATCCACCTCATAGATGTAGGCATCGATACCGATCTGAATATTCAACTCATCAAACCGAAGCTCTAAGTTATCATAGTCTTCATCATCCTGAAAGCGGGTTAATTCATACTTACCGCACAATTTGCACTTACTGTTAAGAGTGTTCCCAAACTGGTCTATGCCGCCAAGATTGGCATTATACCAAACTTTAAGGTCTGTACCATCGCCTTTCATGACTAAACCAACCAGGCGAATATATTTCAGTGACCGATTCTCCAGGTTAAATAGTTCCTCAAACAAAGCGAACCCGTTCAGCTTGGCACAATTTTCCACCCACAAACCGGTGACAGAGCCAATCCGGTCAAATACAATTCCGTTACGATTCAAGTTCGGCAAAGAGCGTAGATTCAAAGTCTGATATTCAGATGGCAAATGAAGCCGGCGAAGAGGGGCACCTTCAGCAACTGCAATGGTAGACATTGAAATACAACCGGAAGCATTTATCTCTTCCACACGGGTACACATCTGCAAATCTAAAGAAGGCAACTTGGTATAATTACGAATATCCAAAGCTCGAAGCATCGGAAGTTTGTCCCCAATGACCAATTCAGTAAGAGCATTCAGTTTCTCTGCATCTCCCATTATCAATTTTTCCAAGACAGGAAGTTTCGGAAGGCTGACGTCGGTAAATCCTCCCCATCCCGACAGGTTGAGTTCTTTCATGAATATACCGCCCAACAGATGGAAAATTGTACCAACATTGGCTACTTGGTTATATGTATAACTCCACTCCTGGCCCTTATCAACTTTACTATGCACCATTGTGTCACCTTCTCTCCGGAACTCAAAATAGAAGTCACGTGAAGGGATTGCTTTCACTGTTGCACCTGTAGCACTGTTACCTTTCCAGGAGATGTCAGTTGCTGTATATTGCCCGGAGCTATATTTCGCATCAAACAAGTTCATACGATTAGTTACCCACCAATGGCGATGCGCTTCACGGCTTCCCTGCATAGCTTCCAAATAGGAATATTTCACCGTTGAAACAACTCCATTTTGATTCACTTCAACGCCCAGTGTTTTCGGATCAACATATTTATAAAGGGCGTCAAGGTTATAAATTCGCTCACAATACTTATTGCTTTGCTCCTTATCGAACATGTTGAATATTGTTTCATTGGACATTTTCGCACGAATACGTTTATACGCAGCTTCTAGCTCTGCCGGACATTGTTCTCGAAGGTTTTTCCATAGCACGCTACCATGTCCGGCATAAGCATATACCACCTTGCCATCAGTTGACAGTTCTGTATCAATGCTATTCTCGTCTATATCCCAACCATATTTCAAACGCCCATCATTGCGAACACCTAAGATAGTATCACAATCATAGAATATCATGTAAGCCAAAACTTTATCTAACGAGGGTTCATAGAAAAAGGCCATCATCATATTTTTGACACGCTGGTCGACGCATCCGAATATTTCGGTAAACATATAATAGTCACACAGGTAATCTACGTCAAAATAATCCGAGAGTTCAGCCTTGAACTTCTCCCCGTTCCCTTCTGTCGATTTCACCCATTTAACCAGACGCTCCAAATATTTAGGCTTTAGGGTTCCCGCTTCATATTGATCGTTAATTTCGTCATCATCCGGAAAACGTGCTTCAAACACATCTAACCATGCAGGGGTACCTTTGTCGTTCTTTCGGTCAAAATCATCATCCAAAAACATTCCCATCGAGTAATCGTTATTAAGAAATTCCCAACACTCCGTCGGGTTCTTCCCGCCAAACTTCTCATTTACCCAAGGCGCATCATGATATCCTGGTATATCCCGGAATCCAAAGACAATCTCGGTTGATTTATCATTATTAAAATTAAACTTACCCAATAAAACAGGAGTATCATTTACCGTTCTACGATAGAACAGCAAACACGGTTCACCATCAATAGTAGTGCGAATGTCGTATTGATAACGACTTGTATCAACATACCTTTGCACGGGTGTCAGTTCGTTGATGCTAACAAGTATATTGTGTACAAGCTTGGCCATACCGGTATTGTGAGAAGAAGAAGATTCTGCATGATCAGCTTTTGCACAAAAACACCCTACGGGAGCGGACGGCTTTGCTCCTGCAGTAGCTGCACGGAAAGAGTACAACGGCTCTTCTTGAATTATACCACCAAGTCCCAAGCTGTCACATCCAATGTAAAGCACACAAAGATTCCCATTAGAATCAACCATATAAATGCGATAATTCTTCATTGGATACGCTAGAGAAGAAGTTCCCTGTAAACTAATACATCCACCCAATAAACGGAAGTTCGTTTCAGGTTGCGAACGTTTAATACCTAAAATTTCATCAGTATCAAACTTCATTTTTTTATTATTCACCACAGCAGCCTGCAAAACTGTTGCAATCCCATTCGCCTGCTCTCCGGTAATAACGATATATCGCATGTCATCCGGTACACTATCAACCGTCACATTCCCATTGTCATCAAGTACATTATTACTTTCGTATTTTGCAAGCAAATCCTCCACAGTATCCTGATCAATAGTGAAGCAATCGAGCATTTGGGCATCCGTCAGATATGTTGTATAAGCACGCATCAAATAAACATCCAAAGTCGCACCGGACGCTCCCATCGTTATGTATTGCGGATCTTCCTGGTAAATAGAATCCGAAGTTCCCCGCTGAACACTGCCGGACATGATGCCATTGATATATAAATACACCATTTCCGTATTCTCCAGTTCATACCCGGACGCTCCTTCCATCGCTTTCGGGAACGAAACGAATCCAACCTCATACACCGTTCCTGGTTCCATCGGCATAGAAAGAGAGCTGTTGCCCTTAGTCACCATTCGCGCTCCCTGGGGGGTAATAATAAACCCGGTTCCCGCACTATCTACACAACGGATAACTTCCGCATCATCATCAGTCACTTCAGACACCTTGTACTTAATCATAAACGCAAATGCATTATCTGCATTCTGATCAGGCTGACGTAACGGCATAAACTTCACTGTAGAACGTGCATTATCTGTATGCCGAAGCGCATTATTTAACCAACCATCACCGCCCCACTTAAATCCTAAGAAATCAGTAACGATATCACCATATGTCCAGGACTCTTTGTTAGTATCACTATTACTCCTGCCCTGAGCCGAAAGTCTAAGAGCCAGGTTATCGGTCGGTTCTGAAATATCCAATTCCGATTTAGATACGACCAACTCATAATTATAGACTGTATCCTTACACACAATACGGCAGGAAGTGGATTCCGGGTTCATTGCACGCATTGTTAATCTTGTCGTTATAAATGCAACTGACGTAGACGATAATAAGTTCTGTCCTTCATAGATCTCTACGGCTGCCGGCGTAGCCTTCGGATCATAAACCGCATAGATAAGAGTGTAATTATCATATTGCCTGGCGGGAATATAAGGATGCCCATTCTTTTCAATAACAGTCCCATCCTGATAATCAAATCGTGAAGCAATTACCGGAAGCGTTTTCCCCGATTCACGAACAGCAATATCAAAGTAAATGCTGTTACTTTTAATTGCATCTCCGCCGGCCATTTCAAGTTCTGCGACCATCTGCACTGAGTGTGTCCCATGCCCCATGCCCGAAGTCGCAACAGCAAACGAACCATTACCAGTACTCGTTGATATGGTTCTGTATTCCTGCTCCACTCCATCCACAAAACAGCGTAGTTTTTTTGTACCGGAGCCTGCAAGAGCATACGGAACATTAACAGTGTTTCCTCTATTTATGACCGAAGCAACATTGAAAGAACTGGTCAGCGTTAACTGGACTACATTCACCGTCCAGGTAAGACTGGACACCTGCATTTCTTCTCCTTCCCCAACCGTCACCTTTAATTTCACCGTATTAGTCCCTACTCCAATGTATTTCGTTACATCGACAGTTTGCTGACTACCCGCCGGAATAGAACTTTCAAGAGTGCTACTTGTTGCCCCCCTGGTGATTGAAACGACAGCTTTACCTGCATTTCCTGTAGTATTCCCATCCCCATCGACATGATCAAAAAGATAGGAGAGTTTCACTTCATCTCCGGATTTAACCGTAGGGTTTGCCGTTATACGAGTTAATACTATCTTCGTTGCAGCAACAGTTCCACCACCGCCACCGCCGGTAAACATTTCGGTAGTACTCATCACCTCCCCATTTTCATCTAGCAGAGATAATGAGTAAGCCTTATTATCACCATCACCAATAACATTCAACTTTAATTCTTTGCCCGGCTGTATCCCTGCAAGGGCTGCAAAAATAGCACCACCTTCAACAGGATTAGTTCCACCTTGAGTCAATGTTTTGTCCGTTGTCGTTATCGGTACTTCGATGCTCACATTACCCGATTCATCCGGTGTGAGTTCTTCCACTGCAGTCCCTTTTGTCAGCGTCACTTTCTTCACAGCTCCTGCTCCTCCATACTCTTCCCAGGCAGAGGAAGCCGCAAAAGTCTCGAGGCTTGTTCCGGAGAACCTATAATCCACCCACTTCCCGGAAGATATTTCAAAAGTGATTATCATGCCGGACTTTTGTTCATCGGGAATTTCCGCAGAGGACACTGCGACCACTGCCGAATCCTTTGAATAAAAGCCACTCGTCAACGGATGCAAAAGGGTAACATTATAGAAGCCACTCCCGGAACCACTCCCGGAACCACCAAAGCCCGTCCACTTTGTGTCGTCCAGCCATTCATCCAGGGAACTTCCTATAAACTGTTTCGTTTCCCACTGATTTGTGTCAACAGTATAAGTTATAACAGAACCAACATTCCGATACTCTGTCTTGTCAGTTCCGGATTTATCCGTAATGGCAATACGAGCACTAGGCAGTGTGTATATCCCCGATCCGCACAAAGCATTCACATTAATAACCGGTATATTTCCGGCCACCGACTCCGCAATGGTCAAAGCTTGTTCCGCATTCGCTAATGCAGACCCGGCCTTATTCTTGGCATCCGTAGCAACAGCAGCGGCAGAAACAGAGGCGTTAATTGCGTCTTCTGCATTTATCTTTGCATCAGAGGCATCTGCAGCGGCGGCATCAGCTGTAGTTTTAGCGCCGGATGCGGTATTTAATGCAGAAGAAGCCGTACTATTAGCAGAACTTGCCAGTCCTTTGGCGGCATCAGCAGTCTTCTGTACATTATTCATTTGCTCTACCGTTGCATAACCGGTAGCATCAATACCACCAACTCCTCCCGATTCTCCAGTAGACGACCACACGCCATCTGTAGCAGCCCAAATCGGACCGGGAACAGTCTTGCCCACAATAGCCCAATCACCGTCCACGGGAGTCGGGAAAGCCAATTTCAGGGCATCTCCGGTTGCATGTAGCCCTTTACATTTATTAGTTGCATATTTGAGCTTCGTTACCTCTGAATCTATTTTCTGATTATTCGCATTGATGGCGGTAGCTGCTTCACCCCAATTACCTGTTTTTTTTATTTCGTTGAGTTCCATATTTATACATTTACATACCATTGTATCATTTTACTATCAGATCCTGAATGCGTCGTATCATGTCTCACACGGGCGACAGCAGTAAGTCTAACCATCCCACCCCTCTGAACCGGATACGTAGTTCCCAATGAATTACCGTCCGAACTCAAAAATTGTCCAAGCCTAACGTTATCAACAGTGCACCCATAATCAATGGGAACACCAGTAGCACCATACACCAAATAGATCGGATTACATTTCCATGAGTTTTGAGAGAATCCATAATACGGATCAACTCGGACCAGGAAAGTAACTCCGTCCATGTCAAGCGTATTAGGAAGAGCAAAATAAGAATACTCCCCGACTCTATCCTGGGTTGTTATATGCTCCACTGTTATATTGCCACTTGCATAAAACTCCCTATTGAGAATAAATCGGGGATCTATAGTTCTACTCCCGGCAAGTTGGATGCCACCTGTCGTTACAAAAGGTTTGCTGCATATAGTATTGAAAGACAGCATATCTTTTCCCCACTCCATCGTGTTCCTACCGGTAATCGAGCTTTTAATATATCCCTCACCAAACCCTAATTTGAACAAAAGGCTCTCAATCGTTCCTTTTTTATCCATTCTTGTTATATTCCGGCCAGAAAAGTATGTTCCGATAACCTCGGTTTCTTCACTAAAAATGGCATCCTCTTCAATATTCCATCCTCCAATGCTGCCTTTTTTAGATTTTATTTCTCCATTGAATATTCCATTCTCAGCATACACCGTTCCCCGGAGAATAACATCATTCAAAATGGCACGGCCACCATGAGTCAGTACTACCTTGGCTATGCTTTTCAATTCTTCATCTGTAAGTCGATAGTTGGGATTGTCCTTATATAGCATTGCAGCCTTAATAGCTTGCTCTAAACTGCCGCCTGCCCAAAAAGCTATATCATCATCGTCGTTATATATCCCCGATACACCTGCAGTCAACTTCTGCAACTTGCCATTACTATAATTCCCAAGTTGCAACATATTAGCCATGACCAGGCCGCCAAGAATGTCCACACTTCCATTTTTTATGGAATCAGACAAATACTGGAGAGACTGCAGTTCGGAGAGCGATTTATCACTATCCAGGGGCGATGGTGTCCAGTCCGTGACAACCGTTCCTCGCTCGAGTTTCAGATCACAAAGTATTGCGGTTCCGGAGATGAGGAACACAGGATTACCGATGCATTTGAATTTATGGATATATCTTTCATAATCGGCTGTGAGCTCTTGAGATACAGAGTAATCACCGCACGACACAGCCACATTTTCACCTTTTGCTTTATAGGATACAACATAATTTTCATTAGGGATGAGTTTTACTGATTGAGACAAAGAGCCAAGCGTAACCGCAAATCCGGATACCGCAACATCATCTTCCTGCACTGAAGCAATGCCTGTCCAGTCTTTTAATTTCTTACAATACAATTCAGAACCTTCTTCCAGTTCCGTATCCTCACTTAGTATCTCCGAATCATATTGGCCGGTAAAGCCACTATTCTGCAAAATATTCACAGAACCGAGGTCTACAGCCTTCGCCACTTCCTCCGGAAGATCTGATAAGTTCCCTGCACCGGTTGAGCCATTTTTTATACGAAGTACTCCTGTCAGTTTATTATTACCAGGACGAAGAACCGACTCCGGTTCAGGAAGAACAAAAGAGTTTATCCCGACATATTGCTTGAAACAGGGAGCATCAGGTCCAACCGATGATATCACCTGAACATTCATCAAGTCTGAATCCGTGGCGTGTCCGAATTGTGCGATTACATCTCCCGGTTCCGGGATACCACTTCCTTCAGCACACTCTGTTTTTGAAAGGCCGATGTAATTCTCACCGACATAGGATACCAATCGCCAGTAATATTTCTGCTTTGCACCGGAGAACACTTCGCAACGCCCCAAGGCACCTACGGTAAAAGCCTGGTCGACATCATATATTCCCTGATTATTTTGGTTGCCTGCATCAAAATAGCACCGGTAATTATCATCCAATTCTTCAACCCTGGTACATTGAATCCTGGCAGGAGAGATAACCAATTCCCCGCCAATATGCTGAAGGCTCTCAATCAGAAGTTCTTTAAATTCAGCCCGAATCCGGACATGAAGTTTGTCAACCTCTAGCATAGATTCACCGGTGACAGGATCGCATTTCAACCGATATCCATGCCCGTCTTCTCCTGCGTCATATTTTTCCGAAGACAGGAGATCTGTTACAGCCCCCTTCGCAAACTTAATGTTCTCCTGGGCAATATTATTCAAGAACGAATATGCCTGGTCGGCATAGCCGGCTTTCACCTTCTTTCCGGCAAGGAGCAGATATTCTGCAGTGTATCCAAGCAGATTCAGCAAATCGATGTTGCCATGATGATGCCCAACTCCACCACCTCCACCATAATTCTTTGCAAGTCGTTCAGCTACAAAATCACTCAACGAACCGGCTGTCGTTGCATTCCAAACTTCCGAGTAAGGTTCCTGAACAGGAAGAAGCACCCCCTCTGACAATGGAAGGCGAGGGAATTCAACAAGTCGAGGGGGTACTGTAAAAGAACCGAGAGCCGGTACTGTTATGTTAAGTTGGCCGGTCGGAATTTCGGTCCTCGAAAGGTTCAATAGAGGTTTCGCATCAGCATACTTATAAGTGAAAGTATAATTGCTAGGTAACTCTTTATCTGTATAGGAAGCGTTACTCTCTACAACGATAATCGGACGAAGATAAGACTCAATATACAAATACTTTTTCAGCGATGGGAAAAAGTCAAGCAACCAGGTACGCTCTTTTTTATCCAGAAAGCCAGTGTTTTTTTGATATTTCCGGGCAGTATCGACACGATACTCAACAGACGTCTCGTTTATCTCAGCGACATTGTGGGTATGCTCGCCGGTGAAAGTAGTAGTCCCATACGCACGAAATGTATCAATACCACCGAGACTGTTTTCAAACAGAATCCATTGCTCGGTTTCTGATTTAATATCAGAAGCGTAATACCGTTGTATATATGTCAGTCGCTCTCCCTTCGAATTTTCAACGAACACGTCGTAATAAGCCGGCATTTTTCCCAACTTCTCAAAAACGGAAGCATATTGTAATGGAATGGTATAGGCTTTATTTTTTGAAAATCCGGCAAGCTCCAAATCACTCTGCGAAATAACCTCGCCTTCCCCGTTTGTAAAATAGGCACGAAGTTTAGCATAACAATCTTGAGTTGCATAATACGTCAGAAATTCCGGAGAATAATATGTGACTGGCTTTATGTTAGGCTGCCAGGTAAGGAAGTTTTGCGTTAAGAAGTTCATTGCCGTATCAGCAAACATATCAATACCGCAACGAATAGCTGTAAATAAGACTTCAGTACCGGAGATGACAGCTCTGAAAGCAGAAACAATCGAAGTCTGTTCATATACAAGCGAAGTGTTACTGAACTGAAAAGACAGACGTGCATGGACTATATCATGAACATCAACAATAACGATGCCATCCGCACCGGGTTCATAACTTCTAGATACAACCTCCTCCTTTCCCTGAAAAAGGACGAAGGTGATTGTATCTGTAGTTTGAATGCGGAACTCCTTTATATTTCCGCTTAACGACAAGGAATCAGGTTGTTGTAAAATTGTCATAATTCTTTTTTATGACGAAAGTAGCAGAAGCACATAGTGAGACAAAGGACAGAAATAATACTAAAATGGAGTCCTTGCCGGACGAAGCCTGGAAACGACACGATAAAAACGACGTTTACCATCTCGTCCATCCGCATAATAAGCATAAGATCGTTCATAATAATAACCGCCCGCAGCGACCTGCTCTTTCGTCGGAAACGGTGGATAAATGGCCGGTAGTTTATCCACTCCTCTAGACCCCTCAAATTTCACTGTTTCAGCATTATATTCTGCCTCAGAAATATCATAGGTATTACGATCTATTTCCCAACAATAATATGCATAATCCAAAAGGGGGAAACGTTGTGATTCCGACAGAGCTATTTCGACAGGCTCGTACAGTCGAGTAGTATAAAAGCTCGATTCGATTGGCTCATTGTTCCCTCCAATATAATATTTTAATTTATCTATAAACAGCTCCTGCCCATCCACAATTACTTTCCGGTGAGACGGAATATTCATCTTTTGATGATCAGACAAAAGAATATCGCCTTTAACCGGATGCATCGAGTTTCGCAATAAATTATCATAAGTACGATAGAACTTCTCAAAGATACCGTCCGGTCCATTATATAAGAGTGAGTAATCTGCAAATTTCTCATTAATGCAGTCATAATTGGTATTAGTCCCAGCACTGTATCCATCTTTGTAATAATATACAAATGCAAGCATTGGGAATTGATTTTTATTGGATGCAATTTCTGCATCTTGTTTCTTATCTTCATCATCGCTATCTGAAGCGCCGGATATTACCAATGTGGAATTTAAGGCACAACCATCTCCAACGTAGGGAATGGGAATTAAAGTACGCTGATATCTAGTCGCCGAGGGACGATCCGAAGGAGCACGAGATTCATGTACTAAAGAAAACATTGCATCAGGACAAGTTATTTTCTTTTCTTTCAACGATCCCCCTGCCATGTAAGGAATTGTAGCAGAAGATATTTTTTGCTGGATTCTAGAGTAGTCCGAGTATCCGACACGATAATAGCATCCAGTCCTTGTATCATAACAAGCATTAGGATATCTAGCTTTTACATCCGCTGCCGAATCATAAGAGTCACCGTCGGCAATCGTCGACTCGGAAGATATAGACACCTTTTGATATGTAGGAATCCCAAACTCTAACGGAGAGGTCAAACAATCCGTCAAATCAGTTTCCGCTTTCATTTTAGCTACTTCATCAAAGAACTCAATGCTTACCGTCCTTTTGACTTCATCCGGAATAAACTCACATAAGAATTTCTTTCTAAACACATTCAGAATTGTGTTACACATACAATCCGGAACTAAATGCGAAAGCAAAATAGAACCATTCACAAGTGTATCAATAGTATTATTAATAAATACCATACCACTAAAGGGATGCGTTACATCAAAGAAATTTTCAAGCAAGGTATATCCAAAATAAGAGAAAATACGTCTTAACAGATAAGGAGCACGAATAAAAGGGCTCATATAATATCCCGGATCTAATTTTACGCTGATTCCATCCACCTCTTCCAATCTAGAAAATGAATTATAAAACCCTAGGGTTCCATTTTGTCGCCGGTCAATAAGACTGCCTGAAGCTGTCATATATTCCATCCGGTTCACATAACGTCGCTCACCATCTAAATCAACATAGATTGGAAAAATAGCGAACTGGCTATTTTGATTTGAGAGTAAAGACCGACAAAAATCAATACCTTGCTGAACTGTATTAATACCAGGGATAGTTTCATCGCCCAACATCTCCCTCAATGAGACTTTCGATATTTGAGATAGGAAGGACCCCTCGTTCAAATAGAATGATGTGGAAAGAGTTTGTTTGCGCTTAATACTCAAAATCGCCTGCCGGCAAGCTGAAAAATATTCTCCGGAGGAAATTGTAGCTTGGATATCCGCCGGAAGCTTCCGCATGCCTGTAATGTCCGGATAGCCTAGTGCTTCCTGGTTATAATCCGAATCCGGTATATCAACAGGCAATGTCTGCTCTCCCCACTCGTTAAAAAACAGATTAGTGCGTTCAACCTCAAGTTGCGTTCCCGGCTCCAGTTGATAGGGTTTTCCGGTTTTTGAATTCGTTATTTTCATGATTATTCTTTTGAGCCAATTTTACGAGACTGTTCACGGAGTGCCTGTTTCTTTTCAAAATCACTCAAGACAATAGGTGCTTTAACTCCTTTTTCATTCATATTAATAATAGCATTAGCAAACTTTTCCATGAGTTCCGGTGGCAATGCTGCTCCGCTTCCGTTATCCTTCGGGGCTTCCGGAGAAGATGGCACTGTCTGTGAAATACTTCCGCCGGAAGCAAATCCGGCCATCTTTGACCGAATAGTCTGATTCAAATCAAGCGTCCGGATAGTGCCGGCCTGTTGTGACTTGTCAATCATATCCAAGATGGGACCAATCGTCGGATTCTCAACTGCCGCATTACTGGCCACCCATTCCTTCGACTGGCCTGCCGGTCCTTCCCCCACGATTACGGTAGGCTTATCTATAAATCCACGTGCGTCCGGATCATAGTCGGCATTTTCAAACAGTTTTGAATCCTGAGCACGACGCACATCTATTTTTCCTCCATCTTCGCGACCGGTTGCAACACGGGCACCGGTCCCCTTTGAAGAACTACTTCCGCCGGAAAGAGTCATATTTTTAACCTTTTGCCGCTCTGCATTGGCCGCAGTAATCTGAATCGCAGACGTTGCCACTAACATCGCAGTTGCAATCGCTCCACCAATTGGACCTAGCTGGGCAAAAGCCTGCATTATCGAAAGTCCTGTACTTGCTATAATTTCAGATACTTTGATTGCGAATTGTACATCAGCATATTTTTTTTCTATATCTAATTTCTTCTGTGCTTTCTCTTTTTCAAGCCGTTCAATTTCTTCCGAATTACCTTCAGCAGCCTCTATTTCTGCATTATATTTCTCATCAATATTATTTAATTCAACCTCTTTAAATGTATTAAAGGCAGAAGACAACATCTTTGTCGTTGCAGAAGCTAGTGTTTTCATATTTTGGAGAATATTTTCTCCAAAATTTTTCCAAAAATCCGGTTCATTAATACTTTCTAATGCAGTACGAATTGAACTTATAGCATTTAGTAAATTCTCGACTTCCCCCGCTAACTCATTCCCAGACATTCCCCGGAGCATTTTCGCCGATTTCTCCGCTAGCTTATTTCTCTCATCATAGTACTTCTTTTGTAGGTTAGATTTTGCTTGATTATATAGATTAGTAATTTCAGTTTCATCTTTACCATTCTGTCGTGCATATTCTAAGGAAGCTTTATAATAAGAATCAAGCAACGATAGTTGTATATCAAGCTGAGTTTTTAATTTGTCTTCCGGACTTAGCTCTTCACCAATAAAGCCACGTATCCCCTCAATATTAGTTTGATAGGTTTGTTCTGCTTGCAACCTTTTATTAAAAGAATCTTGTTCCGATTGTTGAACTCTTTTTGCAGCATCTTTCACAGCCTTTTCTTTCAGTTCAAGGTTTGTAACGGTAAGTTTCTCTGTTTTATCTTGATAGTCTGTCTCTATTCGTAAGACTTCATCTGCAAGGTTAGAAGCTGCTGCAACTTCCAAAATATTATATTGTTCCTGAGAAATCTTCTTATTCTGAAGCAATAGTTTATATGCATTTAAAGAAGTCTGATAGTCACTTTTCTCTTTATCCAAATCACTAATTCGAAGCTGTTCGAGCATCCTTAGCATATTTTTTTCATTTTCTAAAGTAGCTTTACTCTCATCGTCGAATTTCTTTTTTGCATTATTTTTAGCATCAGAAGCAGCCTTAACAGTGCCTAGCTCGCGATATTTTTTTATCAAATTATCCAAGCGTTCAATCTCTTGATTTTTCTTTATTAAATCATCCTTACTGGCTTCACCCCATGTATCTTGTACCGTCTGCCGTTCCTTCTCGTATTTCTTTATTAAAGAATTGGCTTCCATCTGTTTTTTCAACTCTTCGTCAGAAAGTGCAGTAACCGTTTTTATCGACTGAATATATGGTTCATATTTCTTATTAATATCATCTACCCCAGCAGAAAGAGATTTTTGGTCATCACGCAAAGATATGAATGCATCTCGAAAAGCAGTCATATCATCATTGCTTAATGTAGAGTGGAAATATTTCCCAAAAGTATTCCAAAAATCCACCATACTCTTAGAAGATTCATTAAAGAAAGCCGTTAATCCTGGTTTTAATTTCGCAAACGTCTGTTGCCCCATTTGGCTTTGTGCCTCCATCATCAGATACTCTATCTTCTCCATTTGTGTAGTAACATTTTTTTCTACATAATCAGCCATAGTCTTTGCTTTCATCTCCGTAGCAATACGATTAATTAAAGCCTGATTTGCATCATTTTGTGCACGGGTTATTTCTTTGAGTTTCGCATTTTCAAGATCATAGTTACCTATCAAATCAGGATACCTATCATTCAGTTCTTTCACCAAACGCAAACGCTCAGAAGTACCCGGGTTTGTTTTTTTCAATTCTTCAAAAATATTATTAAGTGATGTCCTCTCTACAGCTAATTTCTTGTTAAACTCTCCAACTGACTTATCCGCTACAGACGTTTTATTACTGAACAGATATAGAGCAGCGGCGGCCGTGGTTATTAGAGTTGCTACCCAACCAAGCGGGGAAGCTTTCAGTACTATATTAAACATTTCAGTGGCTGCCGTTGCCAAATTACATCTACCTTTATAAAGGTCCATGACAATCAATTTTGCAAGAAAAGCCTTACGGGACAAAGCCAGTTGAACTGCCTGAAGTTTTTCTGCAGCAACAGAAAGCATAGTACTCGAAGCATGCTTAGCATTCCAAGTTGTAGCAATCTTCTGTACTGCAATGTATGTAGTGACAGCAGTTGCCAATGTCACTAAAGCAGCCCTATGTTTTACTATCCACCCGATAAGCTTCATGGTTCCAATCTCCATATCACCATACACATTATCCCATTTTTCTTTCAAAGGCAGCAAAGTTTCACCAAGTTCCCGTTGAGCATTTTTAAACTCAACACTTTTCTGCATGGCTCGATCAGCAGCAGACACATAGTTGTCACCGGCAGCTACTAACTGTTTATCAACAATAGAAGCAACTGCCGACATAAAGTCACCTGTTTTCGCCATTTCTTCATTTATCTCAGCAGCTGACAATCCCAAGTTATCAAGAATCATAACAGACTTGCGCCCAAGCCCTGTTACAATAGACTGAGTCATATAATCTACAGACTGCCCGGTCTGTTGTGCCTTAAGCTGAGCAAATTGCAGATATTTCCCAAGATCCTCCAAAGGAATACGGAAATCCTTAGCTTGAACAGCAGCTTTCATCAGGTCCAAGTCCGTAACTGTATCTTTTGTCGCCTTACGAAGTTTATCAAGCATAGTTCCATCATCCATAGTACGAAAAGCCCTAGTCACCCCATCTGCAGATTCGGCCATTTCTACTCCTTCAAGTGCTATGTCTTTCATCTTCGCAAGAGTATTGCCAGCCCATTCTGCCATTTTAGTAAATAGATTACCCATCATCACAGAAATCGTACCTTCACCTTTAGCCAGTTCTGCAATTCCTTTTGCATTGCCTTTCAAGTCGGACATGCGTTCGTTCACCTTTTGTAACTGGCGTTCCAAATTCGCATATTCTTGAGGATTGAGAGCTTGAGACATGTTATCCAATTGAGTCCGCAAATCTTTAGCCTGCTTTTTAAGCTGAACCATAGACATAGCATTTATGTCTAATTTCTTTCTTAGTTCCTCTATTTTCTTATTATTTGCAGAGATTTGCCGGGTGTACTCCTTGCATTCTTTTGAAAGGTTCAGATATTCTTCCGTATTTTTTTTGCCTTGTGCTTCAAGCTCAATCATAGCTTTTCGTCGCTCACGTTCTTCTTTCCTTAAAGTCGACGTCGCTTTTGTCAACGAATGTATCTCCTGTTGTGCCTTAGACGTTTCTGCAGAGACAATATACTTTATCTCATCCTCAGAAAGATGCTTACCTTTTCCCATAAATTACCAGTTTTGAGATTGTTCATACTGAAGTGCCTGTTCCAGTTCACGACGAATAGTATTCTGAATTTCTTTCGTGAAGCCATATCGAAGTTCAGGAAATGTCTCATGATATAAAACACCCCAAACAGTACGATTATAAAGAGCTAAGTTACTACGGATATGACGGGATATACGGTCGTTTCCCTTTCGATACCGAATATCCAAGTAACGTAAATAAGGAAGGATACGCATATAATACATCTGTTTACCTTCCGCTTCTTGAGAAGTAAAAGGTCTACGTTGGATATATGATGCTAGATTTCCAGAGCGAGTATTAAGATAGGTACGAACTATCTTTTCCTGAGTTTCATAAATAAGATTGATACCTTGCGAGATAGTATCGTGAACAAAACGCTTTTTAACTAATTCATCTGTGACCATAATTCGCTGAACTTATTTTCAGCGAATTTACCGGAAGCTATCAGGTGGAGAAAGGACAAATATTAACGACGAAAAATATACCAATAAACAGGAATCCCCAACAGAGGGGTTAGGCATATGGAGAAGACGAAGAATAAGAATTTCTCCATCCAGGACCGACGCACGGTAAAAAACGGCATCAGCAGAACTGTTACTATAAGAATAATGAACGGTGCCATATCAATGATTTATTGAGTCAAATATAGATAATTATTCTATGATATCCAAGTAATTACTCGGAAGTGATCACAATAAAGAACCACTTCCGAATAGTTTTTATTTCAAATTCTTCAGTTCAAGCATCCACCGGAAGTCACAGCCTGATGCCCCGGGGCGGTTCTGGAATTTAAAGCCGGCATCCGTCATAGCTTTAAAAATATCATCTTTCGATATATTAGCTCCCGGATCTAGTTTTTTTATAGATTCGTAAACTTCATCAGTAGTGAACCAGTGAGTTGTGTGCCGGGCATCCCATGCCGGTTTAAAGGTTGTTTGCAAAGCAGCAATATAAACGCTGACATCTGTTATCTTTTCATTTTCCATTATTTACCTCCTTCTTGTCTACTGAATCAGTTAACGCAAAATTTAAAACTTGTAACAAATCTAGCATCTCATCCCGTGAGATTGCTGAAATTACAAAATCTCCATCACAATCCACTGAAAAAACATCCACTTTCTTTCCGTCAGAATAGTACGACGTTTCCTTATCTACATGAAAACGATGTCTACTCATGATTATCCCCTCCTTTCAATGCTTTTGTTTCAAGAACGCCTTCAGCAAATGAATAATATCCACGAACCGATGAGAATGAAACAAAACAAACCGATTGATAATCATCATGGCCAACCTGAACACTAAATCGGCCACCATTAGCATCCATGTGCCCACCGCTGAAAGTGATAGCTTTTGTTTTAGGATACTTTTTATTTAGTTCCTCCACCTTCGCTTCAAAAGAACTTTTCAAAGAATCAAAGGAGCATTCATCGGCAATAAGCAAATGATTAAAGGATGATGCAAACTCACACATCTCCTGCCCCTTCTTATTCACATTAGAATAAGTCTGAACATTGTGAATAAAGAACATCATGATTGACCTCCTTTCTGCGTTGATATAGTAATGTACTGCCCTGGGGAAAGTTCGATAGAGGTAGTATTACCTGAATGAGAAACTACATAGGAATCGCTGTTTTTTGCAAGCAGATTTGCGAGTCCACTAAAATAATTCTGCAACTTACTTACCGGCACTAAAGCCGATTGGTTTTTCTTTTTCATAACTGTAGATGTTTTGCATTTCGGCAATTATAGAACACAAGAACGGCCGCCGTTTCCCGTGTCGCAAAACATCTACAGATTTCCGCCCGAAAGCAAAAGTGTAATAGGGAAAGGCAGCCGCCTATTTCGTATGTATCATTTCTCCTTATTCGAGAAATGGCTAGTAAGGGCATAAAAAAAGCCCTCGAATTTCGTGAGCATTAACCGAAGCTCGCGGTACGGATAACATTCCGTAGATGTTTTGCATTGCAAATATGAGGATAATATTTGAATATGCAAAAGAAAATAACACTTATTTCCGGATAGCCATACCTGAAACTGTTATTTTATCAACAGAAAATTTACTAACCAGATCCATTTCAGAGGAAGTGGTTATTTTTAAATTGATAATTCCATTGGCACCAATAGACGATAGCTGCTCAGCAATATTATCAAATGCGACTTGCACATCCGGATTCTTATAGACTTTTTTTGTTGAAGAACCTACATAATATTCATCATTTACATTTACAGAGGACTGCGCACTATTCTTTGGTATCCATCCTCCTATTTCTTCCGCAATGACACTTCCGATTGCCCGATAATCGAAATTAACAGAATTGGATTCTGTTACAAATAAACCTTTTGAAGTTAATACGGAATAATCTATTACTCCAACGAAAGATTTAGGAGCAGGGAGATAAGTTGCACATGAGGTAAACATGCACATGCTAACAAGCAAAACCAAGATTTTTTTCATTCTGTGTGTTTTTTAAAATTATGCAACAAAGGTAAGATTTGAAAAATAAGAAAACAAAAAAAGCGGAGTTTTTTACTCCGCTTATCTTTTTAAATTTTAGCTTCTACATTAATGCAGAAGCTGCATTATTCAATTTATTGGCAACGTCCATCAATGCATCAGACAAGACATTTAGTTCTTTCTCTGTAAAAGTAACAACTTTCCCATGCACCTCATTACCATTGATTCGTTGATGCAACCAGGAAGATGATTTATCAAAATATTGCTTGGCAAATTCAGAGACAGAAATAAATGGAAGTACTTCAGACAATACCTTTCGTACCTCAATCTGTCTTTTCATTTTTTTAGCATCTTCAACCACTTGGTGAATCCGAGCAAAATCCTCATCAATAGCCGCCTGCAGTTCCTCTTGGTCTTCCGGTCGTAACGAATTAAAGAAACGATCCATCTCTTCTTCCGCTTTTTCACGATCAGCACCTTTAGCCTGGAGGCATATTGTTTTTAATCTGAAAAAATCTTCTTTTACTCCCATCTTACATAAATTTTAGATAAAACAAAATAATGAAGAAGATGAGTTCCCCACCCCGTCGAGTGGGGAACTCTTTTTTCTACCGAGCAGATAACCTTTGTATCTCAAGCTTGAGATATTCAATTTCTGCGTCGAGTACCGCTTTTCTATAACCATGCCCAATGAGCCGGTTATAATTTCGGAGGTAGTAGTTAAGATTTTCAATTAACTCATCTACCCACGCCTTTAGCGCTTCTTCATCAGTCATTCAAAGAGCTCTTTTGTTTGACACCACAAAGATAAAGAAATTATTATCACAAACAAAGAATTTCGATAATAATTTTTTTATCCAAGTTTTATTTAACATTTACATAACCAAATGCAATTAAATCTTTCAAGAAATTCTCCGGTGAATCAGCCCGAACAACTTTACCGGTCTGATCCCGATAGCGGTCTGCGAAGTTGAACATATATTCCTGGTCCGTACATTCGGAATCAAAACGGCTACCTTCACGAAGCTTGGATACAAAATCTGCAGCGCAGGTGGCGGTTATTGTTCCGCCATCCTGCAATAAGTAATTTCTATTATTCATTATCTACTAAGTTTTTTAGTTCTAAGTTTAAAGTATGTTTTTTGGTCGTTAGTCAAGAAAGGCAAGTTCTGAAGCGTCGTTCCTGTTTCAACTTTCGCCTGTTGCGCAAAGGTAATCATTCGGCCTAAAAAAAGAACCCAGTTACTAATCTTTGTGAAGTTCGTCGAACCTCCGTGTTGGCGAAATTCCACCGTCCGGTGGCGGGCGTAAGCTTCAAGGTTTACTTTGTGGTAGCGGTCGTTTCCAAACGCTGCCCGAAGGTTACTCACCGTGTTCGCCTCTAGAATTCTTCTTTCCGAAATACCGCTTAAGCTTTTGCAGTAGTGGTTGTTTCTACGGCTCGTCGGCATGAAAGCGTTTATCACGTTTTCTATATTTTTGTAGCTCAATGCTAGGTTTTTCCAAGTGTTCATTGTGAAATCCGCTGCATCCATATGAACGTGCAGTCCGCAGGATTCGTTTACTTTTACGTCGCAAAAATCAAGTACCCAACATACTTTCTCCAGTTCTCTCAATCCGCTTTCCCCCTCAAGTATAGGGCTTACTAGTTCGAAAGTATTGCTACCGCAAAGGCTTCCGTCCGTTACCAGTTTCCAATGCTCGCTGGTAGTATGGTTGTATCCTTCAACCGCTACGTTTATCCCGGCTTCCCGCAGTTCGCGAGCAAGGCGTTCGCGAGTGCAGTTATATGCTTCAATCTCAACTCCGAAGCGGCGGTTAAAAGTATAGTCTATTTCAGGTAAAAAAGCGGCTGTAGAAGTTGCCGGTGCAAAGGTTCCGGCTTCAAGCATCTTCTTATATACGTTTTGTACAAAACCGTAATTCCCGTTTGTTACAAGGTCTGCAACCTGGCGGCGGGTTAATCCTAAAAGTAGCAATTGTTGTATCTTGCTAGTCTTTGTTATTCTCTGATTTAAAATGTTGCTAATTTGCTCGTTCATAATGCTTTATCCTTTATTTTTGTACTTCAAAGATAACACAATAAGCCCGGACAACGTAGTGATAACCTATTTATTATCAGACACTTAGCTTTATTTAGCTTGAGCTAAAAAAGGATTAAAAGCACAGGGGATGAGCACAAAAAAAGCCCCCGCCAAAACGAGGGCCCGCCTGTTTATGACAAGCAAACTTCTACAGTGCAAAGATACTATTTCTTTCGTCGTTTATACACTAACCAACCTACAACAATGAATGCAAATACAATAATAACTCCAAACGCCCATCCTCCTAGTTCCATCTTAACTTTTTCCCAACGGTTCAATTCTTTTTCAACTGGATAGGGAACTTGCACCGAATCGGTTTTCATTATTGTATCCGTTCTACTGAGGTATTGATACTTATACAGGTATTTATATTTATACTGATATATGGTATCCCCTTTTATTAACACAAAAACACTATCACATTGATATACACTATCAGTCCGGATACTATCACGTGTTTTGTACTCAGTGCGAACGGATTCAACCGGTATATATTGAGTTCGGCAGGATACAAGGCACATGCCCAATATCAGCAATGTGAAAATACAAATTATCCATCTCATGGCCGAATAACGATATTAGGTAAAAAGTTAGCAAATTCAGCTCGGACATCGAAGCATGGACACGCTTTGATAAATTCGTTTGGTTCTACCTCTCCATTTCCATTTAAATCCGGCGAAGTATCACGATGGCCTAACAACTCCTCAATAGGATACTCTTTGCAAAGTTTAGCAATCAAATTACGCAATGCCATTTTTTGCGCATCAGTTCGAGTATCAGCAGGCTTTCCATTCGCATCCAGTCCTCCAATATAACACACGCCAACCGAGTGCTTATTATAAGATGAATCACTGAATCCTTTCGTATTACAATGTGCTCCATCGATAGAAAGCGGACGGCCATTTTCGACTGTTCCATCGAGATCTATGACAAAGTTATAACCGATCTGATTAAAACCTCTCTGCCGGTGCATACGGTCTATGTCCCTTGCACGCAGATCCTGTCCGGCACGGGTAGCAGAACAATGGATAATAATTGCATCAATTTTCTTCATTTTACATTCTCCTTATCTTTAGGGTTAATTACTATTCTCAGCGAGCAGTCACTCTTATAACACTTCAATCCTTTGTAGTAGATTAGTTTAGATTTGAGTTCTGCAATTTCATTACATTTTGTATTAATTACTTCCGAATGTTCCCGGGAATCACTCTGAACCTTTTCCAATAGTTCAAAATAATCTACCTGGAATTTTGTCAGCTTTGCAAGCAGGTAATCATACTGGTCTTGTTGCAAATCTATATCCTTATGTTTTGCATCAGCTGTAGCGGCATTTGCATCAGCCCGCAACTTATCTCTTTGAGTTTTATAATAGATGAATTGGAAAATATTGATACCACTCAAAGAGGTTGCCAAAACACCCAATAACCACACCATCATCACTCACGATTTATTAAACGTTTTATATCAAACAGATCTGCCCCTTGCCTTTCAAACATTAGCGTCCAACCTACTGAAGCAAATTCCTTTGCCACAAATGGCTTTATCTGACAGGATTCGGACAGTTCCTTAAGCCAAGGCGTTCCCTTCTGATCAGAAAGCATGGCCACACGTAATTGCTTCATCATATCAAGTGTTCTTTTGGACATGATCGACTCTTCTATCAAATCAGGTTCTGAAGACTTAGCGGCAATTGTAACAGCCATCTGAATTTCGTCATGGATATTATTCTTCTGATCCATTTTAGACATAATATCACCAATTTCCACAAATAAATATGTCCCGGTCAGGAGCTGATCAACACGTTGCTTAACCGAATCGAAACTCTGTCCAAAGACGAAATGGTCCAGCCCTTTAATCCGGGAGTGTACAGGCAACTCTTTAATTTCCTCTATGAGGGCTGCATATTCCTGCAATTCGCTCTTCCCTTTAGCAAAAATCTCAAGAACATTATTATGCTCCGGGAACTGAGCGTAATATTTAAGAATCTCAAAAATCATATGATTTGTTTTATTAATGAAATTGGCAAACCTGTATTCTTAGCAATATCAACAAGAGGCATTTCTGTAAAACTCATACTCTGTATCGCTTCTATCAGCTTCTTACGCAAAACTGTCAGATACTTGATTATATTCATCTGCTCAATCGTTGATATATCCCCTAAACCATCACCGCTCAAGTTGTACAATGACTCAACCGCACCGGTTGTTATCGGACTCTTCTTTTCATTCTCTCCGGCAACCAGGATTCGAAACTGAGTAGCGGAGAACAAGTAGTTGATAAACGACGAAAAATTGAATGCAATACTTTGCAAAGTATCATCAGACAGTCTTTCAAACGACTTAGCTAAAGTGTGTGCGGATTCCGAATTATACACTCCTGGATGGTACAAGATAGCGGCAAGCAGTGGCAATGTATTCTTATCGCATCCCAACAATGAACGGGCCTCTATAAATTGTAAAGCTGTAAGGGAACAAGTTAGTTGATTAAAGCTAGTATCAATAGTATATCCGGAATACAACTGCCCTTGTATAGAAACGTACGGGATTAACTGCGCACAAAAGCAACTATTCAATACAAACTTATAATCCAGTTTTGAAAGATAGCGGGCAATGGGTAAATCCAACCTTTCCGGTGGTGTTCTCTTAGCTTTAATATAGTCTTCCCTGGACAACTCCTGAAGAGCAGCATCCTGATCCGGATAAGATACCCGGAAAACAAAATCGACTTGTTCACCTAACCATGCAAGATTAGACAAAGTTTCCTCATCCTTAAATTGCACCAATCGACGTGGGTCCCACCCCATTGCACGGCAAACGTGTTTAACCTGAAGCATTCCCGGCGAGAGTTTACCCTTTGTCACTAGATCCATATCAGTCATAATTCCTTCAAACAATCCCGGTGTCAATTCTTCCCAGGCGTTTGGGATTCCGAACTTATTTTGATGTACGCAAAACTCAATCATGGCATCAGCTGTATTTTATCTTCCGGTTGATTAAAGGATGTTTCAGTCTCGATATCTGTTATTTCAGGATCAGACAATAATAAGTCTATATCTTTAATCAAACCACTAGCCTGATCCTGTAACTGCATAGATAGAGCGAGCAATCTTTCCTGTTCATCCTTTCCGGATCTACTCGCCTTTGAATCATCAAAAAGATTCCGAATTGTAGTTGGAAACTCTAGAATGTCGAATCTGGTCAATGCAACTGATACGACCATCTTTGCAAGCGCCCGGTTAATTAGCGACAAAACAGACGGCTTTGCCTTCCCACGTTCGATATATCCGGATAGAGTTTCCTCTATGATTTCAACCTGTATCGGGATGCAACGGAAAAAGAAAAGATACGATAAATCAATGCAGTATAACAGGTCAAATTCCTCCGTAGTCTTTATCTGCAGTTTATCGAGCATTTTGTAATACCTGGTATCTTTCCATCCTAAATCCTCGGTTGTATTCAAAAGCGCAATGAGTGAATCCATCGCATTGTAATAATTCTCATAATACGCTCTTCGTATAGCTTCCTGCTCATACTTGTAAATGTCAATATTTGCTTTTCGCTTCCGAAGTACATCAAAAGCTGTATCACTCGCCATCGTGAGATTAGCTAATGCTGTACGAAGATGATCGTATAATTCACCCCGCCCTTGCTCTATGATATTTTTATAGACAGGAACACTTACAATATTCGCAATCCGCTTATATGCAGTGACCGCATGGCTATTGAGCAACTGCAAACTCGTATTCGCATCAATACCTGGCGTAAACTCCGCAAATCCGGAAATATCGGTAAATAAGTCTTTCAGTATCATGATTGTTGTTTATTTAATCGTTCATCAGGAGTTACTTCTTCTTGCCGGCTCGGAGTTTCACGATAGAAGCCAAAGCGATATCCTTGCTTATATAGTTCCGGGAAGTTTATCTGAATAGCCATATTAAAAGGCTCTGAACAGATTTCATCATCCGGTGTAAGAGACATCAAGTAAATCAGATAATTGTAATACACGTCAGCTCCGGACTTTGAGATAACGCCATCTTTTGAAACGGACGAGATAGAGGAATCGAGTCCGACCGATGACAAGAGGACTTCGTCAGCTCGTTTATCATAGGAAATAAGAGCGTCAATATACTCTTTGTATTTCAGGTCTAAGACCTCAAACTTCCAACGTTCTTCCTCACCGCTTCCAGTTTTAAAACTGATAGTAGCGTAAGCCTTCCCCTGATTGTCCGCTCCGGAAAGATATTCGCTTATACTACGAAGTTCCTGCTTGAGATATTTAAGAAAATACGATTCTTTATAGCTCGTTCCGATTTCAATCCCATTATAGGTAAGAAGAGCCTCGTTTTTCCTTTTTCGCTCTTGGTTTTCATTGCATATTTTTGTTATTTGCGCACGTTTAGATTCAACCCATGCGTTCGGGATAATTATATGAATTTTTGCGGCCAACGAGTTTTTTAAGAAGGAATTTATGTAATTAGCCGTATCATTTGACCCCTTGATATAGGCTTTTGTTCCTTCGTGAGTTTCATTTACACCGTAGAATTCACTAACCGATTTTTCACGGTGATGGGATATCGCAGCATACTTAATATTGCGGATATCCTTAATCACCAGGCGTGGGTAAAATAAATATTTAGAAACGCCATAACTCCAACGCCCAACTGCGATATGACTGAAGTCTTTGTAATTGATCAACTCTGTGATAACATCTCTTTTTTGTGTAGCCAACCGGCATCGTCTGTTCTCCATCAGCTCAAGCCCGGCCACTGGACGTTGCTCCCCTATACGATTGCCAAGCGTCATGCGCCATTTCACAAAATAGTCCCGGAAGTAATAGTAGTTCTTTATATTCCCCTTTGCTACTTCTTTGTAGTCAGACTCTAGCCCCCTGTCTTTCCAGGACTCAAGCCAGGCTGTTATCTCCGGGCAATCCACCCAATCTTTGACAAGCTTCCCGTCTTTTATGCTTTTGATGTATATAGCCGGTCCAAGGCCATAAAGCATATTAACCTGTTTTGTTATCAAGCGGGGTAATAAACGATTCTTTTTGATATCGCTTTCCACTTCCTCGCACTTCATGTTATTCGCTCCTCGCGAACATACATTGAAGCCTCCAATCGACTGCCAATTGTAGTCTGCTGGGAGAACAACATTTGAATTAACAAACCCAGGGTCCTTTAGCCCTGCTGTGGGATTTGTACCTAATTGAAAGGAAATGATATTGTTACTATCCCCATAGCAACCATAATTCCCCAACATCTCTACACTATCACTCATAACCAGTCTATTTTATGCAATTTATATCCATCTTGAGGAAACCCCATATAGCGAATAAGTATGCGATAGCACATCTTAGGATCACCGTTCCCGTCGTTAAAGAGAAAGAAGTTCTCACTATCAATACTGAATCGCTCCTCCGGAAGCTGTGTCCGGAATGTACACCCTTCCTTTACTGCCAACTTCTCGGAAGCCTCTCCTTTCTGCCTTGAGTAAGGGAAGAAGGCAATAGTGAAGCAGCCATTCGGCAGTTTTGATATCTCCTTTGCCCATTGCAGTGCAACTATTCCTGTCATCGTCGTTTCCATGCCCGAAATTACCGTTTTCACCCCCCTTTCAAAAGGACGTGCCCGGGCTCCTATCATATTTCCTTACAAATGCATTTTTCTGCACCTCGAACCGCTTTTTCAGCGGGGCGTGGAGAATTTCGCCTTACGTTTTTTTCGTTTTTTGTTTTCAAAAGACTGTTTGCCTGTCAATCTGCATTTTACATATAAAAACGATGTCAAAAGTATGGTATTATACAAGATTTACAGATAACTATATTATTCTAGTATGTACATTATAGCCCTATATTTTCGGGTAAATCATCCGGTATATTTCTTAATTCACCTTGTATCCTATCACCGTATAGCCCGAAAAGTAGGTAAATTAGTGCAGAAGGAAGCTGTGTTGTAAGTCCCGCCTGATGTTTCAATGGTACTTTTACTTCAGAAGATTTATCTAGCTCAATGCGCCCATCTGTTTTCTTTAAAGGCGATAAAGGAATAGCACTACAAAGATTCGGGCATTCATTTTCATCTATCCGACACACGGGCAACGCATTACTTCGCTCACCAAACAAGAGCAATAAAAGCTTAAATTGCTGCCAATGGTAAATTGTAGACTGCCCCTCGTTCATAAGTTCAACAGAAAATCCATAACTCTCTAGTTCTCTTTTCAATATACGAGCATCAGACGTAATTTTTTCAAGGTCCTCACGTCGTTTATTGGCCGCCCGGTCATGGTAAAGCACGATGCGTTTATTAATCGCATCAGTTCCGAAAAATTCAAAGATTTGTTTTGCTAGCTCCGGCTGTTCTGCCGGATAATAGCAAGTAAATTCTTTTAGAACCCGGAGCTCATGGCCATAATCTTTCTCCTGGGCAGCAACGATACTGGAAAAGTGTCCGGGGTCGTAACCTAGAAAGACCGGTTGACGTTTATCATAATACTTTAGATACCTGGAAGTTAACACAAAGTGTTCACGCAAATCAAGCTTCAAAATTGATTCATAGCGATAGCCGTCAGCGAACTGGTGCTTGTCTTTCCGATAGTTTGCAAAGAATTTATTAACGACTTCTTTCTTACGGATTGCACAAATAGAAGTCAAAAACTCATCGATATCAAGTGACTCAAGCTGTGTGCGAAAGAATTTAGGCCCTAAAATATCTTTGTTCGCAAAAGAAGAGGCACGGATATAGTAACTCGCATTTCTACGCATATCCGCAAGGCGTGGTTTCCAGGCTGCTACAACACGTTTTGCCTTCTCTGTTTCCAGACGCAGAGCTTCAATGATAACAGGGTTCTTTTCCTCTCTCATCCGGAGATTATTACGGTATATTTTATACAGGGCTGCATGCAGATACAAGGAAGCTGACGCAATCTCATCAATAAGCTCCTGATTGACGTTGTTTTCATACTCTTCGTACCAATTATCTTCTCCTAAGTCCAAACGGGCAGTATCCGACACGCCGGTTATTCCCTGGTAATAATGTGACATACGGATAGAAGCTGAAGAACCACGCAGGGACGGGAACAAACGAGTTTTTAACTTCTCTCCTTTATTGTGTTTCATTTCCTCGACGAAGGCGTGCACTCCACTTCGACCGGCAACAGACTCCGGCTGATCAGAACTCACCATTTGCAGGTGATGGCCATCGCGAAACAGAATGCTATGCTTTGGATAAGCAATCGGATATCGAGGCTTTCGGAAATGAGAAGGTATTTTTGTTTCCCCTACGATGTAATCAATACCATATTCAAGCATGGAACGCCGTCCATCACCAACCGGCTTAGAAAAATATGCCTGAATATTAGGCCATACGTTTGTCATTAGGGCCACATATGTTTTATGAACCAGGAAGGAAAGTTCTCCAGGCATATCGTTTGCGACACGAATGATACGTGGTCCCATTACCCCTTCAGTTTTACCCGTCGCACGACCGGCTTCTACTATGAGCACATTTGAGTCAATTAGATTCGCCTTAATCTGCATCGCATTTTGGTAGCATTCCTCAAACGATGCAGTCAGATCCAAAGTGCCGGCATTAGCACTAAGCGATTGCGATGATTGTGAATAAAGTTCTATACCCATACTATTCCCCCGTCTCTTCAGGTTCTATAATTTCAGCTTCCTGAATATCTGCATCACGCAACAAGCGTTTCTTGTCAGCCTTTTCAATAGGGAGAGAATCAATAAGGTTGATATAAAATCCTTCATTGTTCTTACGAGCAATCTCCTTGATTGATTTCTTCTGAAAACCGAGATCTTCAGGAGCAAGATTCGGAGAAATGAGGAATACAATACCAAGGTCACGGTCTGCTTCGGCTATTTCCGAGGCTCTACGCCGACATTCCAAGGCTGCATTGTAACATTTCTCCTGTGTCTTGTAATCTCCCCTTACAGCGCATAATTTCGCTAAATCCTCGTATTTGTCTGCATAATTAGACTCCCACACCTTGATAGATACATTATTGTCGATATTAAAGTAATTAATAGCGGCATAAATACGGGCTTTACAGGTTCGCTCATCAATATTGATTTGTTGCGAGGCATTAATTCTCTGTCGCAGCAACTTCGCTGCTCGAGTAATATTTCTCTCATACTCGAATATCTCAGCCGCCCACTGTAGCTGCTTTAAAAACAACCGAATTTCTTCCGGGATTCCCGCACAACATCCTGTCGTCAGGAATTCCGATATCAGATCGGGATGTATCTTATCAAGGGTATCTAATTGCGTCATATTATACTCCAAATAATTGTTTACGAAGGTCTAACTCGACACGTAAATTCTTACGTTCCTCTAGGGTATTGATAGCATCAATGTCACCATCTTCAGCTTTCTTCGCTAATTCTGCATCGATATTATATTCTCCTAAAGCACGGCCATTTTCATAGGCGTCATAATACACATCTCCAGTAAGGCCAACCCGGAGAATCAATGCCATTTTTTCCTTTCCACGTAGTCCGAGCAAGCTACAGATACGTTGTGGAGTGTATCCAAGTGCACCAAAAGTGCGCACTTGGGATACATATTCCTCACCGATTAAAGTCGCTTTATCTATATCCGAAGTAGGTGTAAGCTCGTTTTTCATACAATAAGCTTTAAAGTATCTTCAGCGATAATCAACTCTCCCCCACGGATGAGTTGGACAGCCTGCTCCGGAAACATTGCTCTGTATCGAGATATAGTTGCAGAGACGTATCGAGGATCTATTTCCATCGCATAGCACACCCGGTCTGTTTGTTGACACGCCATGAGCGTAGAACCGGAACCTGAGAAGAAGTCCGCTACAATCTGTCCTGGCGAACTGGAGTTACATATAGGATAAGCCATTAATGCAATAGGCTTCATTGTTGGATGAATAGCATTGCGTTGTGGTTTATCGAAGTTCCAAACTGTCGTTTGTTTTCGATCTGAATTCCAATAGTGACCGGCACCCGGCTTCCATCCGTAGAGGCAAGGTTCGTGTTGCCATTGGTAATCCTGGCGTCCCATGACCATTGAGTTTTTCACCCACACGCAACATTGCGCAATTTTAAATCCTACCTTCCGGAGTGATGCACGGAAGTTCTCACCCTCACTATCAGCATGGAACACATAGTAAGAGCCACCCGGCTTCAAAATTGAGAACATTACCGTAAATACCTGTCGAAGGAAAGTAGCAAACAGATCGTTTTCCATTGAGTCATTCTGAATAGTCAGTTCATCCTCAGTCGCTCCCTGGTAGGCTACATTGTACGGAGGATCTGTAACAAGCAAGTCAGCGTATTGACCGTTCATCAGTGCAGACACATCAGCTTTGGTTCGGCAATCCCCACACATCAGACGATTATTTCCAAGTAACCAAACATCTCCAGGCTGAGCAAAAACGGTTCCTGGCAAATCTTCTTCTTCAGAAGGAATAGAAAAATCAATCGCATCTTCCTGTACATTTTCGGACTCATGCTCTTGTGCAAACAAGGGAGTCCCGATAGAATAATCAACGGCCTTGACCTCATAACCTAGATTAAAACGCTCCATTGTATCACCATCAATATTGTACTTTTTAAAAAGTAATGTATCGGGATTCTTTGTTGCAAACTCCGAGTTATACGCTGCAATTTCTTCTACAGCCTCTTTCTTATCTGCTGCAAAAATTGGTTCGTAGGGTATTTCAGGTATTGTGAATCCTGATTTACGTAACGCCAGTAATGCTTTACGACGTTGATGAGCATCGATGATCCACAGTTTTCCATCAGGATCCTTCCAGGCTTTGAATGCATACTTGAAACCACGGGTGATAATAAGCATCTGTAGTTTCGATAATTTATCAGGATCCGATTTCTTGAAATCCTCCTGAAGCTCTAAGAACGAATCCAGCGGGGCGGTCGGTAAACCACCCAAATTAAATACTTCTATTAGCTTTTCCATAATCTACTTTGATTCTTCGAGAATTGATTTAAATAAGCCTTCCCGGTCGCGAAACCGGCGAAGGTGTTCTTTATCTTGCGACCGTCTGTCTTTACGTTCCGGACGCTTTAGAAAGGATTCGTATCTACGAATATTGTCGGAGCAATTCTTATACCGGCGAAGGAATTCCAAGGGGTCAGACGCCCGTAAACGTTCCAATTCAGCCCTTTCAGACCGATGAACAATAAGCGGATGCTTGTACCGAAATACTCCAGTGTCGTTGTACGTTTGCAGCTCGGAGAATGCCAGTAAATTCCGAATTCGAAGTTCAGCCATGTCAACGACTGCGCCCCTGGTCGGTTTCTTATCTAGCAATTCATCGAGCTGCTTCATTTTCTTCCAAGTCAACACACGATCATTATACAGTATCGTGGCTATTTGGACGTTTTCGTCTTCGAGGTCTTCCCAGTCAATTTGCGGGTACTCTTCGTGCTTTTGCTTCTTGGAGCTACCTTGGTAGGTTCTTTTTTTTTCTCTTCTTCCAAGGCTTGTTCAGCCTGTTCCGCACGTTCTTCAGCTTCTGCTCTTGCGTCCTGCTCCGTTTCGAGTTCTTCTTTCAGTTCCTGGTTCTCTTGTTCCAAGACTTCAGCCTGGTCCTCCGCTTGTTCAGCACGCTCTTTCGCCTCTTGCTTTTCCTTTTCCTTAAGTTCCAACTCAGCTTGTTTTTCAACAATGTCGGCTTCAATCTCGAATGAGTTCTTTTCTTTAGGCTCCAGAGCCTTTCCAGTTTCCTCCTTAGATTTATCTTCCGGCTTTGGGTCAGCTTCTGCAGCAGGAGCTTCAGGTTCATATTCTCTACGATTCAACCGGATATCAGTCTTTGATTTTATATCCAACAATGTATAGAGAATATCATCCGCATAGCGTAGTGGGTTACGGGCAAACATCTTAAGTTTTGGATGTGCCGGGGCAGAGGCCCGAAGCAGACGCAGATCCGCTTCGGCAGCCGCCGGATTATGTAACTCATTAAAGTATTTTGTTTTCTCTTTAAATCCGTACATAATTTATGCTGTTTGAATTCGACTTCCTGAGACTTCAATAAGAGTAGCCGGATCCAAGATTCGGAATGTGATGGAAGAGCCGGCCTTTGCTGTCCAAGTAACTCCATCTTCCAAAATAAATGTGGCACCATCTGCTATTGTCGCAGCCTTATCTGTACCAGTACCGGTTAGAGTGATATGCCTGCCTTTATCGTTATTCGTCAAGCCCGAAACCGTCTCGATTGCATAAGTTGCAGCAGCACCATTCGGAATCTCGTAGGAGTTGCTTGTCGATTTAACAGCTAAGTCTTTAGTTCCTGCCGTATGCACTTCCGCCGGAGCCTTAACAATATCACCAACATACTTGTAATACTGAGTCACAGAGGTACGTTCAAAAGTGAAGGTTATATAACGGCCATCCTTATCATTCTTCGCTTCATAAGACTTCAAGACCATCGGTCTATCATATTCCCCTAATACATACCATTGATCCTCTCCGATCTCCTTAAACAATATCACAAACTTACCGCCGGCATGTTCCTCTATAAAGTTTAAGAGCTGATCTCGCATGCCACCCATAATCGCGACAAACTGATTTGTTCCGCTTGTTGTAATATCACCTTTTTCCCCATTACCGACATAGGTTGGAATGTCGTGCGCTTCAAAATACTTCATATATTCCCCCGGAAGCATCGGAAGAGTGGCGACCTCACGATTGGCATTAGCCCTCGGAAATTTCACATCCGGATTGATTTGATGAACATCTATCAGATAAATCTTATAGGCAATATTAGAGCCATGCGTGTTCTTATCAGAAACATCTTCGACATTACCAATGGCCATCATGGAAGCAAGAGATGTTCCCGAGAATCCTGTCATACAAAACATTGAATGATCAGGATCCAGGAACATACCAACAACAAAAACAATGGCAAAAAGAAGTGCAAGAGATAAAAAGAGCTTTACCTGCATTTTACATGCATATTGATTCCCTTTTCTGTAAGGGTTACTAATTTTTTTAGCTTTCATAAAACATCAATTTTGTAGTTAAGAAAAAAGGGTGGGCAGAACTCCCACCCCTGAAAACAAACACCTATTAAAAACTGAAAACAACTATCTTACACCAGGAAGATTTGGTTGCAAATCTGCATTGATTGTACGTACACCACCGACACAGCGTTCCAGTTCACGGAAATTCCCCTTACTGTTCAGAAGAACAAGGATATAATCACCTTCTTCTGTCGGAGTATAAGCGGCAGTGATATCTGCGAATTTTCCAGTTTTGGAAATCTTGGAAGCATTAGTTTTGGAGCCACATTCAATAAGATATCCAACACCCGGTTTTGCATTTTTGATGTCAGTGATTACAGTGGCCTTTGTGTTTTCACCTGTAACTTGCCAAAAACCATCCTTTGCGTCAATCTCAGTGGCATCAACTGCAACATCAACGGAAGGCTTATTCATGAAAATTTGCTGCCATTCGAAGTTGTTTTGAACAAGTTCAGCACGTGTTTTGAAACGGCGTCCCAAGAAGGCAGCAGCCGTACCTTCCTTCCAGGTAGACCAACATTTTACCATTTCCATGTCATCCTTTGCTTTAAAGGCCATCATCTCTCCTGGAATGTATTCCAAGAACTGCAAATTGCCTGGAATATCAAGGAACATTAAGCAGCTTTGCCCCAAATAAGGCATCCATCGGATGTGGAGTTCGGTATCAGGAACAACATTCAGATAACTGTTAGGACCAGTAAAATCAAGGTCTTTGCCGTACTTGGCCCGGCAACCTTCCTTCCACCAAGTTTGATGCAAGCTATTCAGATAAATAACATGCTGATCTAGATCCATGTCTTCCGTGCATTTTTCAATAATGTCAGCCACGAACTCTTTTACTGCGTCGACCATGTTTTCCTTTGTATATGACCGATAAGACTCATCGTCATGCAGCAAAATTTTATTTTCATGATAATACCGGAGCAATGTGTAGATAATACCCGTAGAAGCATTCAAGAAATGAGACGGAACACCCTTTTCCGGAGTAGCATAAACACCACGAACACGACGTTTATTCTGTTCTACTTGTGCTGTTTCCAAGGTATTGACAATACAATACTCAATCAAAGACCACTTAATAGGATCAGAGCCTTCCTTATTGAGATAACCGATGTACATTCTTTCCAACTTCTTCATTGGGCCGAATTTCATCTTAATCATAGCGTCGTCAACATGCCCCATCTCGTTTTCGAGCTTCATGCCGCCTTTCCAAACTTCACCTTCTTGCCAACCTTGAGAAACTTCATCGAAGAAAGTATTGAATACGAGGTCATGATCCTGCACGCCATACCGCACCGGGAAGAATTGAGTTAACTCACGTTTCTTCAGTACATGAGCGATCAATGCATCCTGACGACGAATTACGTATTGATCACCGACTTTAGCATCGTCAACCCCCGAAAGGTCTGTTGAGAATTCACCTGTAGCAAGCTTTACCGGATCAAGCAGATGATTCTTATTCAGATATTCATAACGCCGAGCAAGAAATTTTGAGAAAACAGACACCTCCTGAAAGAAAGCTTTCTCTTCACCATCCTCTATATTAGTAGAGGAGTAATCAGGGTTTTCCGTAATCTTATTCCAACGCTTGGACATGTCAAACATAGGAGCTTCAATACCAAACAAATGTTTTGCAGTGGTGCCGGGGCCATTGATTCTCATAGTTGCAGGAGTTCTTACCGCTGCAGATGGAGTATCAGCTGCAGTTTGATCAGACATTTGTTTTACTAAACTCTGTAATTCACCATTTTGCTTTACGACGCTCTTAGCTAACTCGATAACACCTTCCGGTGTAGCTTCAGGCTGACTTAGAGGCTTTCCTTCCTCTTCAGCCGCATTATTAGCAACTGCGGGAGGAGTCACAACACCGGCTAAAAGCGATTGCAACTGATTCATTTCATCCTGGGACATTTGCTGTTGCTGTTGTGCCGAATCCGCCTCCATGTCTTCACGAAGATTTGCCTGAAATTCTTTCTGATAACGAGTAGCAATTGCTACAATATCTTCAGACGTCAATTGCTTAGCCGTTGCCTTATCTGACAGCTTCAGAAGTTGTAAGATCTTTCCTAATTTTTCTCTAAAGTTCATAATTAATTGATTGTTAAATTAGACATACTGATTTATTTTATTTCGAAGGGAAATGCTGTCCAGGTATTCCCGCCCACGCAAATTTGCATGGGCGATGGCTTCAGGAAGAGTCATTATGGAATCTATCAACCCTTTATCGATTGAATGTTGAGCATCAAAAGTTTCACCCTGGAACACAGGATCATCTTCAGGTAAATCGGCTAATTGGGGACGGGATGATTTTACTTCATTAAGAAATTGAATGGTAAGTGGATCTAAGACTTCTTCAACATATTGTTCCGGGTGTCCGGAACGCAAATCTTCGAATTTCTTATTTTTGAGTGGAGACAGACTCGATTTCTCTTGAATAAGTTTTATACCTAACTTTTCGTAATAAGCAGAAAAATCATAAAAGCTTATCATTGTACCAATGCAACCGACCTGATCGTTTTTCGTCAGCGCATGGATACCGGCAGCACTGTGACAAGCAATATAATAGCCGGCTGAAGCACAATATTGCTCAACCAAAACTTCTACAGGTTTCTTCAGCGAGCGCATTGTCTCTGATAACCGGTCTAGATACCAAGCCTCTCCCCCACCGGAATTCAAATGAAGAAAGTGCACGGATATGGAAGGATTGTTCTCTGCAGCAATTAAGTCTCTCTCGAATTGTTTAGAAGAGAAATACCAGGAAGAGCTAGATGTTATTGTTCCCCAAATTCGGTGATAAGCAATAGAACCTTCAGGTAGTTCCTCTGATAAGAAGTCATTAGTCAGCGTTATGCCCTGGAGCTCTGCTGTACATTCTATTTCTTTTTTAAGCCTGGCAACAGCCTTATCCACCTGCTCTTTGTAAGTTGGTGGTTCGGATAAAAAGAAAAAAGCTCCAGGCGATGGATTTTTTTGGTCCAAAACCGGAAAACACTCCATCATGGCAGCAGCATAAGCTTCCGCCGTGATGAAGAGTTTAGATGTAATAAGTAAGTTACGAAGAAATGTCCTATTCATTGTAGCGCATCTTTTCAGCGAAGGTAATCCGTGAAAAGAGAGCTAAGAAGGACCGTTTACGCACGGGAAAACGGGGAGCGGAGCATTTTACAAGAGATTCTTAGAGTTGCAGTATTCAGATTTGCAGTTATGGAAACTAAAGCCGGGATATCTTCCGTCCCTACGACAATATCATTCTCGGAAGAATCTCGAAAGTGAATAATAGCGTATCTTTCGCATTCAAACTCTTTCAATGTATCGATATCCGGTGTCTCGATTGTGATATCTTTGCTACAATCGAATAATCTGCCGGAAGCAGAATCAGTATTAGAAGGAACAAGAGAAAAAGAATCAGCAAAAAAAACATACTCTTCTTTCTTCATTTTCCTGACCGGTTTCACCTTCAAAACTATAGATAACTCTTTCATAATTAGATAAATATTTGATTATTAATAAGTTCGCCATTTTTGCGCCATTTTCACCGCCATTTCCGGACAAAAAGGGTAGTTCGGTCGTTTATTTTTTAGCCGTTTTTTAACTTCTTTTTGTAATCCCTACGCTTCGCACGCTTACTTTGGTTTTCTCGCCATCGATAATAATTTTTAAGAAGTGCGTCTTCCGAGATAGAATCAATGCAAAATGAGCACATAAAATTATGTATCACTTCTATATTGTATTTCCTATTCACAATTACTTTATTCTCCTCCAACACCTGATGAAGTTCTAGATTAAACATACGCCGTATCTCCTTCTCTATGATTCTTACAGAATTAGGAGAAAGATAATTGTAAACCTTAGGATCCTTACCAATACGCCTTTCAGGTAGAATAAATATCAGATTCCCATCATCAATTGGTGATTGATTTCTTTGTCGTTTGGCCATTAAAGTCCAAATGATATGATAAAGGTCAGTGTTGTCCGGTATTCTGAATGCTTCTTCAGAACCATTATTGTACTTTCCACGCATATATTCAGCCAAATATGGCTCAATATTAATACTCGTCGTAATCATATGTTTCCCTTTCAAATGATGTTTTTAAAATACTTTTTATCATTTTTGCTTCCAACCGTCCAACCGTCCAACAATCAACCTTTCAGCATACATATCTAATTAGTTTTCATGCAATTAAGTTTTTGAACATATAATAAAATCCTGTTGGATGGTGTCCTACATATCCAACATAAGGCTTTAAAGTGGCATTTTGTTGGACAACCGTCAATTTTATCCTGTTGGAATGTAGAAGATTACAAATCCAACACGTCCAACAGCGTCCTACAAAACAACAACATGTTGGATATATATATATTACCTGTCTCTTATACACATCTGACGCTGCCGACGATAAGG